ATTTTAGTGTGATAGATTCTTTATAAATGAAGAATTATAAAAAGTATAGTTTCTCATAATTATCTATCCTAAAGATTCGTGTCGACCAAGCGAGGTTAAGTCGGCCATATTGATTGTAGTGTTTTAATAATGAGAATACCAAGTTTTTTTATATCCAGTAAACTTATTCCTATGGATAGTAAACTTTGGTATTCTTATTTTAGGAATACTTTTTTTTTAACCACAGGGAAAAGTTTTCTAGGAGGAAAAAAACTTTTTTTTCAGTGGAGAGTACTATTAATATATAAGAATAGTTTTTAAGTGCATAACAGAGAGAAGATAAGTCTGAACTCAATATAATAAGATATATCTTATAAGAATGTATCTTGCCAAAGAATGCAAAATAAACTGCCATGGTATTTATATATATGTTTTTAGCTCTACGTAAATAGAATATTAATGACTGTCATAGTTTCTTATGCAATGAATTATAATAAGTTTTCAATTATGTATAAGACATGTGTAAAGAGTTAATTAGTTGTTAATGAATTTTTTGAAGTTATAGCTTTTTAAATAATGAATTAAAAAAATGAACAATGTTTTATTTATAACAATATATTGAATACCCCAATCTGAAACCATTACAACAATTACTGTAGAAAAGGAATTATTCATGGACCACAATAGTTAATGTCCCTTAGTTTTCGATTTCAAAAGCGTTACTGGTAGCATTTTAGACATTTGTATAGAAATCGCATCAGTTTTATATACAGACCGGGTCAGTTCGACCAGTCAAGTTTTCGAAGTCGAAATTTTAGATTTTGACAACGTTTTATACAAATTTTGAAAATAATATTTATTATGTTCGATTAAAAATTTTTTACGATACAAAAAAAATTCGAAAAATAGGGTCATTCTTATCCTGACGCCACGTGCTTACATGCACAGATTTTTTGCGAGTAACTGAAAATGAATTATTCCTATTAAAAGATAAAAATACAGTTTTTTAATTCGAATATTGATACACTAAAAGCTCTTGAAACTAGGGTTCTTTTATATGGTCGACCGGATACGACGTATAGTTTGTGATATTGCTTTCCTTTCAACCTACTAATGCTACCTTTCTCATAGACTATCGCTAGCTCACTTCTACGCATGATTATTTTATGAATGAATATTTTTTCTATCAAGATGTTAAGGAAACCCTTCGACAAGTTTTCACTACCGATTAACAACATATAAAGAATTCAGATTTTAATCGATACATTGCTTTTAAGTCCAGTTAATTTTAATAATTCAAAGCACTGATTTTTGCCTTGATGAATCATGATATGAATGTTACATAAGAAAATTTCTGAGTGCTTCTCGTGATAAATGTTAAACTACTCTAACATAGTTTAACCCTTTCACGGTTCTGGGCGTTTCTCCCACTCTTTTCCCACTCGCGGGGCAAGGGGACTGCACGCAATCCAGTGAGCGGAGCGCAGGGACGTATAGACAATAACCTCAATGATCGCTTACATGGTGAAGCCATAAAAATAATAAATACGGCCCTGAGTGAGCATTTGGCGGGCATGAAAATCTGGTGGCGGGAGTTAGTCCGCTCACGCGACTGGCTATCCCCACTCCGGGAGAAAAAGTACGACTCAGTCCGAATTGACCGTGAGAGGGTTAAACTAAACTTCTTTAAAAATTCCACATTACTACTAATAAATATTTGCTTCTACCACCATCCGCAAGATCTATTACTGTTCGCTGAAATCACGCAAAAAATCTAACAAAGCTATTTTCGTTTGGATCATTTTTTATCCTACAGGTCATTAGCTTTAGTCTCTAAATCATAGGTGTTTTAAGCCAGTCTAATTTCAATTGCGAATCGGATCAGTTGGCTAGTACGTTGTATGATTTTCTCAATAGATTCTCATTCACTTATAAAGCTATAACTGAATTTAAGTATCGGAAGTGATTAAGTGTGTACTGGCCACAAGATTCGTAAGGTGAGTATTAATCATTTACTTCAGCTAAAGACCGTTATTGCCATTCCATACTATCAAAAAACCCTGATCAGGATCTTGAAAATGCAAAAAAAAATTCTAAAACAGTCAATACGCTTAGTTGAATGTTAATAATTTTAATATTCTTTACAAGCTAACAATTTGAACATTTCCATTTTCAGAATGAATAATGAGGGATTTAGACCATGCAGCTTTTCCATACACAAGTCCCCCTGTAAAAAAATGTAAGTATGCATAGGACTAATTTCTTCCCTTTGTTCTAATTTCAGTAACATATCAACCTTTTTGTTTACGTGTTTCCGTTTCTGTTTCCGTAGAATCAAATCTTCACACAAGAATATGGAGATTGCGAATTTCTTGAAGAATTCATCCATTGATGATGCAGTCGAAAATTTGAATAAGCTACTCATAAATTCAGTTAATCAAGCACAAAGTTTCGAAGTGACATCTAATAACGTATTTACATACAACCAAAACAAATGATTAAAAGAATAGTTTGTAATAAGAATAATAAATTCTAGTCATCGCATAATTTGGCGACTTAATTTCAACAAACTATTCCTGAAATTTGGCCGCTTGCCATACTGTAAACACTACTACATACTGTTAGTTACTATTTTTTCCAAGGAGAATACGAGTTTCACTAACACCTTTGATATCTTGATCGCTCACAAGTAATAGTGACGACTGATCACACTTAAAGGATACCATAATCCTTTCAATGTGACATTCTAAGTTCTTCAGATCACGCAATCCATAAATGTCACATATGTTTTATTAAAAAATATATGCTACTCCTATCTGTTGTCAAAGGTTATCTTATGCTTTCAACCACTTCAGTCAATTGACCACCCAATGATATGTTACTATATACCAGATACTACTGATAACGATGCTATTCACTAGCAGGATGTTTTGTCAAGAATTGTTTGTGTTGCATGACTTAGTACAGTTATATACATCAATCTTAATGAATCGAACAATGTCCACACATTGATATTATCTGTAATGGCGGTGATACTGACCTGTGGTCAAATAAAACGAAAAATACTTAGTTCTTGTGTTAGTCTTTTGTGACGAAGTGAATTGAGCGCTTGTCTCCGTAGTGTAATTTGTCAACGCAGTTAAAACAAAAAAAATGAGAGAGTTCTCTACTGCAAAATATGTACAATTACCCAACAGAGTTTTTGTGCCCAGTGAGTGGCCTGTCAAAGGATTGGAGTCATTCCTTTCAAAACTGACTAAGCTTGTGATCGATGATGTGACTTCCGATAGAGTAATCGTCCTACAAGTGCAGGATATACCTACGATTCTGGTATGTTGCGGAGAAGGAGAAGAAACTCAGTACTTCTTTCAAAGAATTTCCAGTCCGTAAGTGATTTTGAATCGTTGCCATGCCTTAATTATAGTTTTTCAATTTTTATCGAGTTTTGATGGTAACTTCTGTTGCAGAGGCCAAACTGAAGCATATGTTATTGATGTCGTAATTGCCACAATGGATAATTTATCAAAAAAAAATTCCATGACATCCGAAGATTCATCGTGAGTATTCAATACAGCTTACATTTCTTAGTTTTTTATAGATAATAGTGTGTTTTTGTTAGTTCAATTTTGGGATTGTTTTAGGAAAAGTTCAGAGAATGATATCTCCGATTCTGATAAAGGAATCTCATTGGATAACTACAATATCATGACGCACCAGAGTGAGAACAAAACAGCATATTACTTCGTACTAATTCAGGAAAAGTGAGTTGTTAACTTACTTCTGTACCAGCAGTTTAACATCATAACTGAACTATTATCATTTTTTCAGTGTCCAAACGTTGAACATTAAAAGAGAAACCAGTCACAATCACCAAACGCAGCGCCACTCGGCAAGTCATTCGGTACGCCACTCGGCACGCTCGTCTAAAAGGTAACTGTTAAACAAAACAATGTCAAACTAATACAATAAACGAGTAGAAATTGTTTCTAATCAATTTTTTTCACTAGGAATGCATCTCAGATAGCCATTTTAATTGCTAATATGTCATATAACAAAAAATTTTGGAACAGAGGAAGAAGAAAGGATAATAGATAAAAGGGGACCCACTCTGTAGGAATCTTTTAATACCCGAAAAAAAAAATTCAGACAGTCTGGACTGGGAATCGAACCCGCACTGAAAAAATAGTTTTATTCTCACTGTCAGGAAACTGGTATAATCCCCACAGCAATGCCAAGTTTAATCCTGGGACTACTAGCCCATGCTATTACAGCGTGGGAAAGGTAATGGTGACGCCATCGATTTTCTCATTTTAACCGTAAGTTGGTAATTACTATGTAATAAGCAGCTGTCTGTTTACAAATTGTTTAACGATAAAAAATGTTTTTACACAATTATAAAAGCGTTGGTTAATATGTATTAATTAATATCTGCAATTCGTGATAATTTATCGATTAAAAAATAAAATAGGCAATCATTATGAGAACATATGTTCGTATCAATTAAATGAGGTTGAATTTACTTTATTTTTATTTTAGTTTTTTGTTCACAGTGAAACTAAGTTTTGCTGCACTCAAAACACGAATTGCTGTGGAAATTAAACTTTGGTATTTTTCCGACAAGAATAGCAATTTTTTTTACAGAAAAAAAAATTAACTAGGAAAAAAAATACTTTTTTTATTTTAGTGTGGATCTTTTGGTTACGCGCCAAGAACTCTAATATTTAACCCTTCGTTGGTCGCGCTATGAGCGCGTCGCCGCCTTTTTTTCATTAAAATTTTTTTTTTTTAACAATATTTTAAATAAAAGTTTTGTAAAAAATTTAAATCCTTCCTTAAACCATTTTGAAAATTTTCGTGTGAAAAATATGTCTCAAAATATTATAAAAAAAAAAATTTAAGAAATTTAATTTTTAACAAGGAAAAAAAAGCGGCGCCGCGCTACACGGCGATACGACGCCCACCGCGCGACAACTCAGCTAGAAAATGCATGTGACCGACGAAGTGTTAAACTATCCGAGACGTTGTCAATAACTACTTTTCAATCACCTAGTAACTTTTTAATGCTGTTTGTTACAGACAAGCCATGAACTACGACACTCTGCTCCTCCTTTTAACAGCCCTCGGGATAACTGCTCTAGTCTACATGGCAACGGCAAAAATAATTTAATCTAATTTATATACTTGAGATTTGGGTCATTAATTATGCATTTGGGATTTTGAAAATAAAAGAACTTTTTCAGATAAACGTAGATTTATCAGTTTTCTTTGTAATAAAAATCACGATATTCATATTCTGCTGAGTTTCATTGCTGCTATTCACAGATAAAGATCGACTAACAGTTAAATTAATATATACTCGTAGTCTTTTTGTATTTTTGAATCAAATTATAACATTTATTGATGTAAATAAATATTTAAAGTCAATTTAAATAGCTTAAGTGGGAAAGCTCTTGGCGCGTAACCAAAAGATCTGGGTTCGATTCCCGATTCGGGGTGTCCAAATTATTTTTCTGTTCGATTTATTATTATTTTTCTGTTACCTAAAAATTCCCACTGAGTGGTCACCTCTCTCCTTTTATCCTTTCTTGATCCCTTTCCCAAAGTTGCCGATAAACGACATATTTAGCTACGAAATATTCTATTTATACCAAACCATTTCTCTTAAGTTTACATTATATATGCTTATCGTTACTACCAATCATAACCAGCGAGTGGTTCCCCCTTCCCTTTATCCTGTCTTCACCCCTTTCCCAAATTTGTCGATAAACGACGAATTTAGCTACGAAATATGGATTTATACCGTAAGATGGGCTGTAGTGTTACCCGGTAGGTCTTATTAGGTGACTGAAAAGTAGTTACGAACAATGTCTTAGATTGCTCAACTGGGAGAACTCTTGGCACGTAACCAAAAGATCCGGGCTGTCCGAATTATTTTTTCGGTTACCTAAAAATTCCCACTGAATGGTCCCCCCCTTCCCTTTTTCCGTTTTTCATTCTTTTCCCAAACTTGCCGATAAGCGACAGATTTAGCTACGAAATATTCTATTCATACCAAATTATTTCTCTTAAGTTTATATTATATAAGCTTACATTATATAAGGTTTACATTATATCAGTTTATCGTTAGTACCCAATCAAGTGACTTGAGTTTCCAATAATACTGATGTATAATTAGAAATTTGCTTATTGTAATTTGTTTTATAACATGTTCCGCGAAGTCTAAACAGTAGATAACTTTTGACATATGTCCTATTATTGAGTATACGTAAGCAATTTATCAGCAAACCGCCAGTAGAGCACGGACAAACATCGCTCTATCTTTTTCATTGGCTGTTTCAATATATACTTGATACGACGCGCTTTTCAAATCAGTTATTTTCCTGCTATTCTTTAGAATCAAGTATCTAATATAGTGCTCAAAACAGCTGATTCAAAAGGAAGGTCAATACTTTTCATTCACATTCATAAGTCTTTGTTAATTTAAAAATGTAAGTAATTTATACTATTCCAACAACCTATAGAAAGAGGTGAGGAGTAGGGCGAATGCAGTACAAGAAGCACAAGTCGGTCCTCAGCCGCAAGAGATACGTAGTTGAAAGAATATGTTGAATAACAATGTGCGTAAAAAGTTGATAATAAACAGAAATTTTGAAAGGCAGATTAATATTGTGATGAAAAAATTGTAAAAAGCAGTTCTTACTGTTGTACAATGTAACAAATGTATCTAATCATGTAATTAATTTATATTTTAACTGCTTTCTCAAGCTATTGTAATCTATTAAGATGGTAATGAGCACCAATAATTAATTAACAATCGATAGTTATAGTTTGTTCAGACATTATATCAGTTATTCATATTTGCAGAGCATGAATGTGACAAAACAGTTTTGTGTTGTTAAGTTCCGTGAAATGCTTTTTTTGGAAACAGAAGAATATCAAATAGTACCATCTACATGGATTTTAGCGGGTTCAAAGGAAGATGCTATGATAGCCTTTCCATTAATGAACAAAACAAAACTCTCAGATACAGTGCAAAAGAAGGAACCACCTCGTGAAAAATGGCTATCTTTTCCTGCTAGTATCGAATTTGAAACTGGTGAGCATTGTACCACATAATTTGCAAGCAATACATACATTTTTACACTCAACAACATGCTAATAAAATAAATGATTGATGTGTAATTTATGATTTTTATTTGTTTCAGACGATTTCACATACGCGAACGTCGTTCTTGATCTATTACAATGACTGCGTCTGCGAGCTGTCATAAAAAATATAGCACCTGTTCATCATGAATTGTCAAAATTAGAAACATTATGCTAAGAGTCAAACAAGAAATCTTCTTGAAGATGAAAACGATATTTTTATTAACAAACTGTATTTATTTAGTTTTAACTTTATATTATAACATATTTAAGCAATAATTTCTGATTGTTTTAATTTTTCTATTAAATTCGATCAAAATTGGATCATCCAAAAGGAAAACTAATTGAACCGATTCATCCCAATGTAGTTGGAATCCGAACAAAAACAGTTTCACTGTAAAAAATTGCGCCAAGTCCACGTTCATAACACTCATCTCAATAACATTTGCACTTTACAAAAAAAATTAGACTCGTTTCAATAATTTTCATTCTTTACAAAAAGATGTGATCCAAAAGGAAAACTAATTGAACCGATTCATCCCAATGTAGTTGGAATCAACCAAATGAATCACTTGTCATTTCTTGTGATACGTCGTCAGAGAATGCTCTTTGTGTGCTGTCGGTAGAGCTAAAACACATTATAATATAACGTCATTTTATGTTGTTTATTTTTAAGTGACCAGCAACTATAACGCAAATATTTAAACAGGAAAATTAAGCTGCTCAAAGGTTAGTATTCATAATTAAATTAGTTCCATGCTTCGTCATAGTTTATTTCAATTTAGTAGGATTTTCAATAACACTTGATAACAGTGTCCTGAGCTCTCAGTATTAGTATAAAATCATCAGTAAAAATAACTCTTCTTTTTCGCAAAAAATATAACTTCTCACTGCAAAGTATAATTACACTCATGAGTCTATATTATTTTCCAATTCAAATACAGCATGAAGTAATGTCTGTTAGGCTCGCTCTGGACATCATTGATTCGACGAAACCAAAATTGACTTTTATAATTAGCTATCATGGTTTTTACACCACTTATTGAAAATATTATTCCACCCAGCGTATTATAACATCTCCAAATTCATCGATTATCTCGTAAATAATATCTTCCAACTGGTCGTACGAATAAGCTAGCCATTCTTCTGGTAGTATGCACACAATGTACATTTTATCCTTATTTGATGATAGTCAACTTAAATACACTATTATTAACGTACACTTGCGAACACAATAATGACAATATGTAGACATGCGACACCAATCAAATTCGATTGTTAACTAAAAGACACTATGTATGTATAAATAACCTTTAAAGGTTATCCATTAACATAAAACAAATATAACTAAAAAACAAAATTTGGAATTTTTTTGATATTCCTCAATTGTTGTTACTAGAGTATATTTATATATTTATATATATCCCCTCCTCATGGTAACTAATAAAAATATCTTCTTAAAAAAAAAAAGTTTGTTGTCTATAAAGTCAATTTAAGGACGATAGTTTTACATGATAACGTCATAAAGAAAAATCACGAACGATTAGTTATAGAACAATATTCTAACTGCTAGCTCTGACGTCACGCGAGAGGAGAAATATATGTGTCACGAGCCAACGCTTTTGGCTCAGATGGAACGGGACACTTATTTGTGCGTGCTGCTAGTGTTCATCAATTCATAAGACGTTATCACGTCAAAAATAAATAAAACTACTGAGCCTGGTAGAAATGTACGAGTTAAATGTCGATTAATAGCATAGATCTTTTTTGCTATCAGTATATTCATTCGTAACATTCAAAAGATTTCTCCTGACGGAAAATTTAAACAATAACATTTAAGGATGACGCAATTATCGACCTGCCTGTGACTAATAACACCGACACAAGCTGTGTAATTTATAACTATCTTTTTCGCACTCGCGCATCTATTAATATTAATAAAACTCCTACAGTTCCAATTCTCCTCAGTAAGCGTCCTTGTCGTGCGCGATAACAGACGTCTCGCAACGTAAACGTTACAAAAATATTTCTTTCTCTATCGATTTTATTAAGAGAGTTTAAGGTCACAGTGAAAACAGTATTTCCTAAACTTTACCAAGCCATATTATTGGAATCAGCTCAATTGCTTGGACAGCAGACACAAAGTTGGCATCTAAACGTAAGCTATTTTAATAATTGGTGCTGTGTATAATTGAATTCGAGGAAAACCGGTTTTATTGTGAGAATTAAGCTGAGTCCACATTCAACAGGCTATTTGAAAAAAAGAATTAATTTTTTACAAAAAGATATGAAGTAAAATAAAAGCCATAAATAATCGTTGTGATTTTCAATAATCGAAAAAGATTTTGTTCCAAATTTAAAAATTAATGTAAACAGTTTCTAAACATACTTAGTCTACGTCATTGAATACCAAATTTTTCCGTCCGACAAGCGAGTCTGTGGGTGTATGGGCGCCATCTTAGATGCTTTGCATTTTTATTGATTAATTTAACGATTTATTTTCAGATGAGCAAACAGAAAGAGTTTAAGTTTCATGTGATTGAATTATTGGAACCTCCATACATAGATCCAGAAAAATATGTTTGCATTCCGAATTCTTGGATAAGGTTACGTGAAACATCAGATGGTCCAGCTCTTGTCAAATTTCCCGTTGAAGAACTATCAGAAATAAAGAAACGTGTTGAAAAACAAGAATTCTTAGAAAACTGGACAGTATTTTTGGCTAATATAAAATACAGTACGAGTAAGTTGTAAACATTATCGTTTTATTTGTTTACTGTAGGGCCTCTTTTTTGGGTAGCGAGCAGATAGTATCTGATACGATTTGGTAAACAGTTCAACTTCCACTATGTTTGCTAAAAACTATTTGCTGCGATTGACTTTAAGTCTCTATTCTAAATCTGAACTGGTGATACTTCCCTGTCAATAATACAAGCCTCAGAGGGTAATTCGATATGGTCTGAATACTTAAAACTATTTTTTATAGACTCATATAAAGACGCAAGAAACTTTATCAAGATACTGAATAAAATATTTGATCAAGAGCAGAGCAGCATGGAAATAGTCAAAGGTATCTATTGTTCTGTTGACATTTAAAAGTATTTCTTTTTGATTAGGTCGCTAATAGTTAAAAATTACATTCCAGATGTACCATCAACATCGGACAAGAAAGTACTCGAATCACAATCGAGCTCAGAATCAAACAAAGTCCGTACAACTTTAACTCTAAACAGTGATGCGGAGCCAGTGAGTGAAGAAATACCAAAGCAACTAGACTTGACTAATGTCGAGGTAAGAATAGGCCGAACGGAAAGTAAAGTTGGAACTGCCGATTCCTCCCCCAAAGCCAGAAGATATTTGACAAGACAGTCACTCAGAATATCTTTATCAGGCAATAATACCGTTAGTTTGCCAGATCAAACTACAAAAGAGAATCTTCAGAAAACTAGCCATTGTGTTGAAGAGAGCAATACGGCTAACAACAACCAAGAAAATGAACTATCAGTCAAAAATTCTTCAGAGTTAATAAGAAAATGGCAAATTGTAACGGCTCTACGGTCAGTCTTTGGTGATAACTTCAAAGAAAAATTGGAACAACTTCATAGTAATTATGAAAAAAACCAATTAGTATTAGAGAAAATGCGGCTTGCGTTTATGGAAAATTGTAAGATCATAAAAGGGTTGATTGACCTAACGGATGAAGTCAGTAATGGTCCTAATATTAGTGATCTAGATTCTACAGTCAAAGAATTAGAAAATAGTATGATGGAAGTAAATATAAATGAAAACGATTCAGATAAAGTAACCGAATCAAAATTACAAAATGATACTCGAAAAAACGAAGAGAAGAAACACAACAGTGACGGTACAGAAGTTAAAAATAATAATCCACTGAATAAGATCCGTGGTCAAGCACGCAAATTTATTTTTCCACCAGAATACGATCCGAATGACTCAAGATGGACCCTAAAGCATCGGGAAAAGAAAAGTGGTCTCGTTGAACTTCTACCACATTCACGGGTGTACATAGACGCCATTCAACTAAGTAATATTAAAATAATGTCGAAAGACAGCAAAACTCTTGCACGATCGTTGTTACTGGAAATTTTTACCGAGAACGCATTAAGTATATGTTCTCTAACTGGAAAAAAAGCCAATGCATTTGACTTGGAGGGAACAAGTGTAAGGCCCGGTCTAGATGAACATGCAAGAACTGTTTTATTGAACTATGTTAAAAAACATGCGACTGGGCAAAAATGGGTTGAATTTGATTCGCAGCTGATTTTGAACACTATTCGTAACAAAATGCAAGAAATGAGAGGCAAACATCAAAATATTGTCGAAAAATAATTAGGCTGTAAGGGAATATTGCTGGCATGATCATTTAATTACTTAGCTGATTGAAATATTAGTAGAACCTGGTGGTCTAGAATTTTTACGATATCAATTTTTTTCCTTTGATATTTAAAAAGTATAATCTTTTAATTATTGCTATTTTTTTTTGTGTTCTTATTATTGTTATTAAAGTATACGTATAATATTACAATGAGTATAATTTTCGTCTTTGCTTTCCCACCTACCGTTTATGAATGTTAATTTACTACTGTGAATGTATAAACACCGTAAATTATATCTGTTTATCTCTACTATAACATTTGAACACATGAGTACGTGAAGGCCAATACTGACATCTGCAAAACATAATTGATTACGTCATATGCAGCTCTATTTATATCAGTAAACATTACTAAACTCGTTTTACAAAAATTTGTCGTATACAAGGACCAGTTTTACTATGAATGAATTGAAGTATCTTTAGAAACGTACGGAACAATTGTGACCTTACTTAGTACTCAACAAGTTATTATCTTAATGGAAAGCTAGTATCCAAAACTGATGGTTCTATGTAATCTCATAAAATACATACCGAAAAATTGTCAAGCTTTAAAACTAAAATGTTACGATTTTACTCTGTGATTGTGATCATCTCTGAGAACCGCAATTCAATACATCGATTTTTGTACTTTATTGTTCTGGCTTATAATTAACTAAATAACATCATGACTAAAATCAGAGTAAGCGAAATAAATAAGCGAAAGTTGACAGGGTTTTGTATAAAAGGCATTACATTAATGACGCCAATAATAATGGTCTATATGAGATTGATTTTCGAACAACGGAAAAAAATACATTCAAAATTTTTACCACTTTTACAGAGGGATAATTTCTATGCTGATCTAGCAAAATTGACTATATACATAATTAAATTTTTCTTACCAACATATAAATATCTCTTATAGAAAAATGGCAAAAATTTCTATTTTTTGGTGTACAGTAATCAAAAATACACATGCGCATCATTTGAAAAGAGGAACAATCAATGGAAAATTCTTGATGAATAATTGCTATCCCTGTCAACTTGAAAACAATAATCGATGTTTCTAATCAAAAGCGTAGTGTTCAGTTCCGCTATCGCTTCATGTGCCTCACAGGGTGACATCATTAGCATACATTATCTATTAAAGATCAGCGTATCAAAAGAAACAACAGACTTAAACATTGAATTAAATCAATGCTAGTTCCGTGCTCGTTCCGATAGTGTTTAGACGTCTATTGTGTGAAAATTCATTATTATTGTATTGGGCTGAGTGAATATTTACAAAGAGGTTGGTACATAGATTTTTTAAATGAAAATAAGTACGTACGTTTTAAATTAAGAAGTTTTTTTCACTTATTATTTTTACAATATATATTTGCTATATTTTGATACAGTTAATTAAAGACACTTTCAAAATTTCATTTCTATATTCAACATTTTGTTCCAATATTCAACAATTCTTTTGATCTATAGATGAAAGGTCAAAAACAATACTGAAGCACTACATTCCCGTTTTTAGTTTTTCAGTATGAAAAGACCAAATAAGGCATACAAATAATTTTGATCATAAAAAGTCAATCTCTACCAGACTTTCATTAATGCCCAGAGAAACGGATGAATAACAATTAGTACTTTTATATATAACTAAAGGGTACATTTTTTATTATTTTTCAGGATCAGCCAATAATTGACAGAAGATATCTTTTTGGATATTGTAGTAACAGACTCGCAAGGGAATCAAATTAAATATGGCACCACTGCTAAGATCATCATTATCATCTAAAATAAAAGAGCCATCTTTCGGCCTATAAGAATCAGTTCGGCCTATAGGAAGCAGTTCGGCCTATAAGAAAAAAACCGATGAACAAAATGTCTCGACGTAAACGAGGTCCAACGAAGAAGAATAAAATAGACTCATCGTCGATTTCGCAAGCTGATTTTACTGAAGAAAGAGAAATTCAGCAGCATCATCTCATGTTTACCGATTTACTAAAGCCAGTGACATCTTACTTTGAGGAGCTGCTTATAGAGCTTAAACAAAGAAATATGGAATCACAAGCAACACTTCAAAACTTGTTAAACAAACTAACTGAATGCAATAAATAAGGATAAAGTTTATCAGTTGGTTAGAATCAATTTGTGTTATCTAAATCATTTCTTTTAATCATATGTTTACTCGTTAAGTGTGATATTACATTACCTCAGAAAAACACCGCAAACTTGTTTCTTCATTGTATAATTGTATAACAAAATTAGTGTTATTATAACAATCAGGGCTTCCTTAGAAATTGATAAGAAAATTAAACTTACGCTAATAATATGTAACATGCATGACCTCTAAATTTTAAATGACAACAATATAGTTATCTATTTACGGTTTAATCTTTAGTAAATAGTAGTGTTCTCTAATTCTATTTCATAATATCAAGGGTAGACACTGAAAAAAAAGTTTTTTTATACCCGGAATACTGAATATTTTTTAGTCGAGTTTTCTTGTACGCAGTAAAAGTCAAGTTAAATATTTTAGATTTAAGAAAACTGGTATTTTAAATCTGAGAATACCAAGTTTTTTAACAGGACTAAAACTAAATTCTATGTTACCATAGCAACCGTGACGGTGGCGCCACTATTTTGTCATTTCCCTCCAATCTACAGTGTACGCGTGTTTTTTAGTTATTAGTTTACCTCGTACCTGAGTCTACTTACCTAAATATTTATTTGTGTAAATTAAATAATTTATGAATTATAAATAAAAGTATTAATCATTAATATTACTTCCCCTTACTCCCTTACTTATATGGATTCTTAGATGCAAAAGAAGTTGTCAGAGTGGAATTTATCATCTCCAACAAATTTATAACTCATTTTAGCAATAAATTTTTTCCTTATAATCAATTTTTATAATAACCCTGGCGGTTTCGGCAACACGGTGAAAGCACAGTCGATTGACGGTTGTTTCACGGTCGTTTCACAGTCGTTTCACCGTATAAAGTCCGTTGTTACCGAGCGAGTTGTCAGTCTGCATCGGATACAGTTGTGAACGATATTCACTGTGAATTAACAGAATATATAAGGTGCAAACGCAAGTGAATCTACGATGTTATGACCGACACCGTACGCTCAATATACTGTCGAAATACGGTGATTTTACGCTACTGTCACGGACAATAAAATAAAAAAAAATACTTCGAGCAGTCTAGACCGGGACTCGAACCCAGTTCATCTGGTCACGCGCCCGAATCTTTACCAGTTAGGCTATCTGCGACGTTGCACGTAAGATCGATTCAGTGACATGATAAGGTGTCAAAACCAAGTCATTTTTTTTTATCGTACAGATAAAAATAGCTTAAATAAAGTTATATTTTTTCTTGATAACAAATAATTTTTCCGTAATTTCGAAATTAAAGTTTTCGTCTAAAAAAAAAAAAAAAAAACTCAAATCTTTAATAAAGAATTCAAATTTTGGAATTACGGTGAAAATATTTGACGTGCAGAAAATATGTTTATAGTTAAGTTGAAATTAAATTATAATTTATTAATTAACTGTTGAATAAAATATCTTCCGATTAAAAAAAAAAAAAAAAAAAAAAAACGATATTGATTATTACATTTTTCACAATCAAAAAAGTATTATAGTTTCTCATTTAAAACTATGAAAAAAAATTCAACACTTGTAAGCCATAAACTCTTCTGAAAAGTATTGAAATGATGGATCTCTGTTGATTGCCTATAGTCTGATTAATTTTTTATGATTTTACTTTGAAATAAACAAAATTACAATAATTTAATATTTTTTTCAAATTTTTCATCCCAATTATTTATTGAAAATTTCTCATTTACCTATCTTTTTATACACTTTGAGTATTTTTAATGAAATAAAAAAAATATAATATTGTCAGCACTTTTTGATCGTTGACTAGTAAAACATTCCTGACTTACCGACATTATACGCTCGTTTCACGGTCATTTCATCTACAAACTACCGTGCAATGACAGACGATCGATCGATGATCTACGATTTTTACTTAGGTAAAAAATCGGAGAAGTCAAGTAAAAATTTGGTTTTTCGACGAGTGAAGTATGATAACTATACAGAATAAAAATCATAAAGTAACAGTGAAAATCGTTCACAGCTATACTCATCGTTCACTGTCAAACGACGGTCGTTCGACAGTCAAGTGACGGTTATTCGACGATAATTTGTCTACACTGTGAATTGACGGTGCTTTCACCGTCGTTTCACGATCATTTTACCGTGACTACGAATCCGCCAGGGAAGGTAAAAGACCCAGTTATTTTTACTGGCCTAGTTGTTTGATACTTACAATTTTATTCTAATTAAAAAAATAAAATGTTCTCAAAAAACCAATTATCTTAAAATTTATAATTCAAATATAATGTTTATTAAATTATCAGAGTTGATTTATTTTTTTTAATTAAAATAAAATTGCAAGTGTTAATAACTAGGTCTTTTACCTTAGTGATGTTATTAGTAAATTAGTAAAATAATGCTATTAGCAAGAAATTGAAATTTTTTGACAACAATAAGAATTAAAAATAAGAAAAGAAAAGCTTAATATACTATTTTCCATTTTTATTA